GGATATGGATATTGGTCTATTGTCCGTTCGTGAATTTGATGTGAATTTGCCTGACATCCGCCCAATCCCAAATAGAGATTCAATATGCTTATTGGGCTATATGAATATCCCCATGGAAAGGTATACAGTTTAGTGGATCCTATTTCCAATCCTGTTGTTGTTCCAATTACCGCATCATCTACATTATCATAGGATGACAAAAATCCCATAAGGACAGGCACAGAGTCACTGTATGTGATTACGGGACTTCCAATATCTCCACTCATTATCTTTGCGGTAGTGGTATTTGAAAGTGCCGTTGGAAATGCCATGGATTCGGATATCACATTACATGTGTTGTTTGTATCAAGTCGAATGTCTGATGTACCCGATATCGAATCTTTGGTCAGTGGTGGGCAAAATGCCGAATGATGTCCACGACCTTCTTGATCGAATACCATAGAATATAATACCTTATCACTTCCGTAATTGTCATACAGAGATATAGGGGTTACATCAGAAGGTAATTCGGATGATAGTGTTAGTATTTTAATATTATTAAAGTAGGCAGAAAGAGCATTGAAATTTTCTAGTGTTGTTGCATTTGAATTTTCATTCACAAACCCAATTGCATCCCACATTTCCTTAAATGTATTGACAGAGGAGGATACTGCAACAGAAGTAAGACCTTGGGATAGAGAGTAGAATACTAGATTTTCAGGAGCAACATCTCTACTGTTTAAAACTAATGCATGCTTTCGCGTGATGAGTGCAGCATATGTTCCCTTATTGCTTGTGCCGAGCATATTGTAGGGAATCGGTCTGTTCTTGCGATTCGGAACATTTAGCCATGAGTAGTTTAAATCTGCAAATGGGGTATTTTGCATGAAAAATCGATTATATGGAAACCTGTGATCTACTTTTTGTTTTGGCTCATCAGGATATGAAAACAAGTCATGGTATTTTGAGTCATATCCATTCTCATATACAGAACCCTTGAGCCAACCCAAGCAATCGCTGCCATCCATGATATTCATTGCAGTAGTGCCCTGACATACCGACTCAATTTCCTTACTGTATCCTTTAAACGGCCCTGCATAGTAACGCTTTGCTCCGCTCGATTCTCCATATATGACCGATCCCTTGAGCAAGAAACCATCATAACCACTCCCACCCGACATTCCATCATCACTCAGAGGAAGAATCGATGATGTATTCTGATTCATTCCCAAAAAAAGAGAAGTCTGGTATGGATATATAAAGTCTCTCAGTAATTTGAGTTCTCGATCCTCAGAATTTATAGTCCTTGTATCTTCTGATGACATGGTGCATGGAGTGGTGGTTTTACTTCCATTGACAAGACCGAATTGATACTTTTGATTTGCATTGGGATGTTCGGGTGGATAGTAAAAAGAAACTGATTCACCATTTGTAAACTCTTTGGTGAAGTCTGAAGTCAAGAAAATATCATAACCCACCATATTTTTTGCTGCAATAACCGATATGCTTCCGTTGTTACCAAAGATCATGTGATTCCCCCTGCACCCCAGTTTGCATTCTTTAGTTTCCCAATTTCAACGCGAGAGGGTGAGTTATTTTTTAGTTGGCGTATAGAAGGCTTTTTGGCAGTACTTGCTTTGCCTGTTCGAGACATTATGTCAACGACATATCCCGTCCCGCTTCTTGCGGGAGCAGTACTCCACTCCTGTATATCCGATATGAGAACATGATATGGTTTAGCCATTAACCATATTTAGCCCTGCAAAGACTCGCTGTATATCTCACGAACAAGAGTTTTTAACCGAACAGGATCAACCACACTCTCCATGGTATCGATTTCATCACAAATCAGGGTCAGTGTGTCCTTGGACATGTCCACCGTAAAAGATTTTGTATTCGTGTCTTTTTCCGACTGATCGGTAACCGTAACCGAATGAACAGGAGCATCATTGAGTCGGTCAACTAACGAATCAAACATGATGGGTCGAGTTTTGTTCTTGACCAAGAGTTTGACATAGGTGTTTTTGAATTTCTTGCAGTTAAGTAGGGTATAGTCTTGGTTCGCATCGTCATATTCAATCTGATGGAATATCTGACATGGATTTTCGACAAATTCCATTTCTCCTGTTCTAGGATGAAGTATATGGAATCCCTTACGCTCCCCTAAATCTGCAAATGTCATCTGATACTGTGTACCAAGATAATGAATATTCGATCCCTTGCTGTGTCTGCAATGAAAATGTCCACTGTAGACTGCTTCATATCCACTGAGAATATTGGGATCCATCCCGTCATGAAACTCTACTCCCCGTAGAACTTCATATCCATTGATTTCAAAATGCCCCATGAGAACACGAACTGTTGCTGATTGAATAAAATCAAGGCATGCTTGGGCGTTTTCTTTGGTGATCCATGGGACAATACCCACCTTCATTTCGCCAAGATCAAGAATCGTAGGAGATTCATGAATACGAATATTCGAATATCCTGCAAACAACTCAACAATAGAATTCAATCGGTTGGTGTTCTTGAAGAACGCATCATGGTTCCCAAGAGTAATATCCATTTCAATTCCCATTTTTGATAGTGGCTCTAGGAACCGAGTACGAACTTGATTGAGTGTGTGGAAATTGATGTACTTTCTTCGATCAAGAAAGTCACCCAAATGAATAATTCGCTTGATCCCTCTGTCTTCAAGTGTTGGGAAAAAGGTAGTTTCCCAAAATTCTAGAAAATGCTCTAGGAAAATTGGGCTATCGTTTCTTGCGCCAAAATGTGTATCGTTGATAACTGCGATCATTTATCTTCTAAATCCAATGTAGGTGGTTCAATTTCACCTTTACGAACTCGCTTTTTCTTTTTCGGTTTAAGAGATTCTGTTGTTTGTGTTTCGCTTGGGATGAAATCTGCAAACGGACTTAGTCCTGTATCTTCATACTTGGAGTGCTCTTTCTCCATCCAATTACGAAATCTTCCTGTGGGATCATTTTCCTCAAAGCATCTCATCTTGATATACAGTTGCTTCTTTTCTTTCTGAATTCTTCGAAGGAACGCATAGTAGATTATCTGAGTGAAGAAGGCAAAAGGATTTCTTGATTTCAATGGGTCAAAGTTAGTAGCATACATGATGCAGTTTTCAACTGAATCTGATACCATTTCGTCCTTGTATGTGTAATTTGCAAAATTGGGTTTCTTAGATAGATTGTTTGCAATGTCTAAGAAACATTGTCCAATGTAGTTGTTCACTCCAGGAGGTTTGATGCCTTCTTTTTTTGCTTTAATGACAATGTCCTTGTGTGTAACGAGTTCATTTAAGAATCGTTCATTGTCAATATAATGGTTACCTTCACGCTTTTTTGACATCTATTCTCCGTTTGTTATGAGTGACTATATCACAATTTACACTAATGTAAAGTGTCTTCTGTAAAATTCTTTTAGCAAATTTTCAAATCAAAGACAATTTACCGATTTCCGATACTAGATACACTTGAGTTCAAGGGGTGGATTAAGTTACTTAAGTTACTAGTACTTAATGTACTCCTTTGAGTAATATAGTAAGTACTGAGTATAGTAAGTACTTAAGTACCTAGAGCCGTGGATCTCCACCCCAACCTGGAAACTCGTCATACTCTTCATCATCCCATGATGGTTCGCTATCCCCATCCTCAGAATTTTCATCCTGCGAGTCTTCTTCATCACTCAAGTCATTGATAGATTTACCTTCAGACAATCCGCTATCGATCATATCGCCCATAATGTCTGAATGTATTTTTGCCTGAATGTAGTCTGCAAGAATTTCTCTTGTTGGTTTCATGATGCACATTACTGCCTTTTTGGAGATGATATAGTACTCATCAGCAGTAAATTCAATCCAATTTTTTAGCATAACCGCTACTTCTTGAATCTGATTCTCTCTTTGTCTTGATGATGTGACAGCAATCAAAACCATTGGGCACTCCAATACATATGACAACTTACCACCATCCGATATCCCTGCCATTAGCATTTCACCCGTCATCAATCGAATCAATCGTATTGGATAAACTTGCGTCATGTGTGATCCTTTTTGGGTCTTTGAATTTTCAAATCAATTGGCATCTTTATCAACTTGTATCTGAACTGCTCCGACTCATAAATCTTAACTCGTTTCAGAAAATGCTGAAGGGTGTAGTTTAGTGTTTCTCCGCTGTGAAGATCATCTGCAATGTCATACAATTTGGCAATATGCTTCCCATCACACTTTCTTAATTGCCGACCAATGCTCTGAAGAACTCTAATTCGACTCTTGGATGGGCTTGCAAAGATGATATTTTTCAAACTTCGAATATTGATTCCTGTACTAAATGTTCCATAAGAAGCAACAATGATTGCATTTTCCTCTTGCTCTACAATGTTTCGAATTCCTTCGCGCTGTTCGAGTTCAGTTTCCCCTGCTACAAAGAACACCTTGCGATTTTCTATTACATTCGTGGCACACTTTTTGATGTTTTCGAATAGTGGCTTTCCGTGCTTCTCAACATAATTGAAAAGGACAAGAGTATTACCACGGGTTGCAGATGCAAGTGAAGTGATGAATTCGTTTCGCTTCTCACAGTTGATCAGCCATTCAATCTCTCCGTGATAATCTAATCCACACACTGTCTTTCGAATTTCAGCAGGGTATCGAAGCATGATGCATTCGATTCTTAAATTCGTTAAGAGGTTTTTCTCCATCAGTTCTTTTGTTGTGGTCACTTGGTACACAGGGCCGAATAACCCCTCAATCGCCAATTTATGAATCTTACTGCCATCAAGAGTGCCTGTAAGTGCAATTCGATAAGGGCAGTCAATTAGTTTGTTCATGATCCCGTTCAAACTCTGTGCTTTGAAGAGATGTGCTTCGTCTCCAATAACCACTTCAAAGTTATCAAACCATGCTCTTGGTAGTTTGTATATGCTTTGCCATGTCGAGATTACAATCTGCTTGTCGGTTAGTTTTGCCTCACCCGCAGTAATTCGATGACAATTGTTTTCAACATTCCATTTGGTTTGTGCTGAATAATCTTTAAAATCTGCATACAGTTGAGCAACAAGCGAAATGGTAGGAACCACTATTAGGATTTTACGATTGGGAGCAATTGCACTTTGATAGTATCTACACAGGGAATAGACTGCAAGACTCTTTCCGCTTGCCGTTGGAGATAGCAGAACACATCTTGACTGATTGAGTGCATGACATACTGCATCAACTTGATGGTCATGCGGATCTAGTGGTAACCCTCTTGCCGTAGGGTTTAAGGATTTCATGAACTCACGAACTTTATCGCAGTTGAATTTAATTTCAGGTTGTGCAATTGCAGAATCAACTTGAAGTTCGTATCCACGATCTTTGGAGAATGTTGCAAGATAGTCCATCAATCCTGCGGGCATTAATCCCGAGTATGCATTGAACAGTCGCACTTTCCCGTCCCATACTCGCCTCTTGAAGGCGGGTGTGTACTTTGCTCCAGGTACATCGAATGTAAAGTACTCCTGTAATTCATATGCAATACCATTCTCCGTAACAATTCGAAGGTTGGCGGTATTCATACTACGGACTTCAATTACAGGCATTGATTATATTTAGATAACCCCACTCATAAACTTTCTCCATTCAATTGCATTTCGAATTACCCAATTCCGATTGTTAATTCCTTTGAGAATAGAGTCTAGGTACTCTACCTTTGCTTTCTGTAGGTCTATCTTTGATTCGTGCTTTATGATGTCGGTATCGGATTCTAAGTAAATATCCAAATCCTGCTTCAAGATTCGATGACCAAAAGGCTCCCATCCAAGTGTGGCAAGTTCTTGTTGAGACATCTTTCCGTTGTAGTATTCCCATTTTTGCTTGCGGAGAATTTTGAAGTCTACATCCAATTTACGAAGGATCAGACACTCATCGTGGTAGATGTTAAGATACTTGCTGTGTAGTTGTGGGATACGAATTGATTCATCGCCCAATTCAGTGCCATCGATTTTGAGATCAATTTCAACTAGTTCTTTAATTCGTTCGATATTCATGTTGTATATTCTACCTCAAATTCAGATAAAGACAATACATACTTTTGTGAAAGCACTAGGAATCGACTACTCTATGACCTCACCTGCTGTCACTCTCATCGATGGGGACAAAGTCCAATGTTGGTTCCTGACCTCGGTCAAACGCAATCAAGTTACTTACAGCAGCGGTTTCATGACTTGGACAGGTGATCCCTATCCCGACTACCTCTGTCCTGAGCACCGTTTTGATCTTATTGCCGAATGGGCTGTCGCCAAATGTGGGATTGAACCCGACATACTCGTCATAGAGGATTATGCCATGGGAGCCAAGGGAAAGGTTTTTCACATCGGCGAGAACTGCGGATTGCTTAAGCATAAGTTATGGAAACACAATATTCGATTTGATACTATTGCACCTGCTGCACTAAAAAAGTTTGCCACAGGTAAGGGGAATTCCGATAAATGTATGATGCATTCGTCATTTGTCAAAGATACAAATATCGATCTGATGAAAACAATGGACAAGGAAAGCAAGGAGTGTTCAAGTCCTGTCTCTGATATTGTAGATTCTTACTACCTTGCCAAGTATGCAATGGCAATATTTAAGAAGAAACTACCGTAGCAGCAATATCGGGAAATGCATCAAGTACGAGTTGCTTGTTGATCCCGTATCCATAAAAAGTTCCACTGAACAGTTCTTTGACCATCAATGCCTCATCAGGATGAATCGCTTCCAACAGTTGAATCATCAGAATGTCTTTGCGTTCTTTTGGAAGGTTGTATGACTCTTTAAATATATAAAGTCTTTTGACTTCCTGGAACAGACTTGATACAGTAAGTCCTTCGGGTGCATTGTCGGGGGTGTATGGCGGCAGATCTTGGCGATACCACTTAGAGGTATCGATGAATGCATACTGAAGCAACAGTTTAAATGCATGACTGTTGTTTTCTCTGAGCATTCGAATGACATCTTCTTTGCTCTGTGCGGTTTGCGAAATTTTCTTCACGACTTCAGGGATTGATAGTGTAGTTGGCATAATATGTACCTCGCCTATATTTAGCATGCCACTTGACACCGATTTAATTTGTGCTATACTGTAACTAATCTTAACTTCTTTACAAGGTTTAATCTCATGGACACTAACGAAACAGCGTATAAAACTACTCCACAAATCAAGGTATGGCTGCGCGAAGAGCAAAAAATTGCAATCGTTCGGCGTGTTGAAGTTCACCCAAATTGGGGAAAGCAGTACCTAGTAACCACCCACAGCCCTGAATGGGGGCCTGAAACTTTTTGGGTAAAGGAAAAAAATGTCGAATCAATGGGAGGATCCAACAATGACTAAGACCAAGACAACTCCAAAGAAGCGTACCCCGAAGGCTAAGACTGTACTTACCATCACATACTCCATGCAGTGTCCTGAAGGCAGTTATCAATCAGACACATGGCTTGGATTGGGATGGGATATTCTAATGCATCGATTGGGACACCTGTGGCGCAATGGTTCCTTTATGGACTAATCCTATGAATATTTTTGCAGTACAACCCAATCCACTTGATGCCGCTCATGATCTTTGCGACAAACATGTTGTAAAAATGATAGTAGAAAGTGCACAGATGCTATCAACGGCACATCGTGTGTTGGATGGTAATGCCACCATTAGGATTTCAAAGTCCAATCGAAAACTCAAACATTGGGTACATCCCTGTACTGTTAGAGATGCAAAATTGTGCTTACCTGCTATGGTAAATCACCCATGCACAATATGGGTAATGCAGGGCAGTGACAATTACATGTGGCTATGGCAACATACAACGGGTCTTCTGAAAGAATACACAGATCGGTATTCTAAGAAGCATTCAATGTGTGGGCTAGTCAATGATTATCTTTCTACCTTACCTGCGAATATCAGGCAAGGACAATTGTCTCCGTTTGCACAAGCAATGCCTGAGCATTATAAAACAGATGATGCAGTCACGGCATATCGCAATTACTATATCGGAGACAAGAAGCGTTTTGCCAAATGGTCTAAAACAAGCCCTCCTTCTTGGTTTGTTAATACCACATAAATACAGTACATATTATGCCTAATTATGATTATATCTGCCTTGCTTGCCAACACACATTCGAGGAATTCCTCCGAATGAAAGACAACGACAAGCCATGCAAGACTCCGTGCCCCAAGTGTGGGGAGAAGAAAGTCGAACAGTATATTCCAACTGCACCGCCTGTTATTGATCCTGTTCGTCTTGGTATTGTTCGTCCCGATAGCGGATTCAAAGAAGTAATTTCAAAGATTAAAACCGCACATCCTAGACATGGAATGAGAGACTATTAATTATGATCAACTCAGATAAAGAATTCTTGCCGTCAGTCGAAGCAGATGGTGTGGGTCGATACTATAAATCCCCAACAAAGAACAAGTGGTATCCTTCGGTTACCACGGTTGTAAATCATCTAGATGCTGAGAAGTGGAAAGAGTGGCGTACAGATCCAAAGAATTTAGAGACCTCTCAGAAGGCAATTGCAAGAGGAAATCAGATGCACTTGCTTGCTGAGAAATACCTCACAGATGGTACTGTCCCAACAAGCGAAGAAGATTCAATGCGTTTTGATGCACTTCTGCCAATGATGAAAAACATCGGAGAAATCTATGCAATCGAACGACCTTTATGGTCTGATCATCTGATGCTTGCGGGAAGAACAGATTGCATCGGAGAGTATAATGGAAATCCTGCAATCATCGATTTCAAGACCTCTTCAAAGAAAAAGAAGAAGTCTTGGATCACAAATTACTTTCATCAGGCGACTGCATATTCGTATATGTGGGAAGAACGGACAGGGCAGCGAATTACAGACCTTGTTGTTTTGATTGTATCGGATGACGGCTCGTCACAAGAGTTTGTCGAACACCGAAACGATTATCGCGAAGGTTTGGCAAATGTCATTCGTTCGTATTGGGAAAAATATAACTTTAAGCAAGTACAGGAGATTGCTAATGAATTGGCTCAAAAAAATACTTAATTGGTTTGGATTTACATTGTCTCGTAGGCTCGAACCCATCGTTCCTCCACAAAAGGAACGATTTCATTGCATTCGATTCATGACGGAAAAGGGAGAACAGATTGGAATTCTTCTGACTACCGAAGAATTTGAGCGAGGTATTGCTCGATGGGTTGATACAATTGACGAAATGCCAATTCAAATGACAAACGATGTTAACGAAGAAAGTATGCCATAATGGGATCAATAATTAACATCGAAACTACTTTCAGCAAAGAGATCGAAGAACTGTGTCGAGATCGCAAGGATGGTCAATACATCGATGCAATTCTTGAACTTTGCGAAAAGCATGGAATTGAGCCTGAATCGGTTGCAAAGTTGGTAACTAAGCCAATTCGGGAAAAATTGAAAGCAGAGTTTGAGAATAAAAACATGCTAAAAGGCGGGAAAAAGTCAAAACTCCCCCTTGACTGATTGGTTATTTTGTGATACAATAAACTAAATCGTTTTACTATACAACAAACACAAGGAGATACAAAACATGTCAGGTTTTTCAAGTATGAAGAAGAATGCTCAGTCCGCGATTGATCGCCTCTCTAAGGAAATGACAAAGGTCAATACCAAGGGTAGTTATGAGGATGATCGCTTTTGGACTCTTGAGCGAGACAAGAGCGGAAACGGATATGCAGTCATTCGCTTCCTTGCACCTGTAGAGGGAGAAGACATTCCATGGGTTCGACTGTTCTCCCACGGATTCCAAGGCAAGGGCGGTTGGATGATTGAGAATTGCCCAACCACCGTTGGAAAGAAGTGTCCTGTGTGTGAAGGAAATACAGAGTTGTGGAACAGCGGCATTGAATCGAACAAGGGAATTGCGCGTGATCGTAAGCGCAAGTTGTCATACATTGCCAATATCCTTGTGGTGAGTGATCCATCTAATCGCGAGAATGAGGGAAAGGTTTTCTTGTATAAGTTTGGCAAGAAGATTTTTGATAAGTTGCAGGAAGCAACAAGCCCTGCATCTCCCGATGAGACAAAGTTCAATCCGTTTGATTTTTGGCAGGGCGCAAATTTCAAGTTGAAGGCACATCTCGAATCGGGTTATGTCTCTTATGACAAGAGTGCGTTTCAGCCACAGTCGGAAGTGTTTGATGGCGATGACAAGCGTCTTGAGGCTCTGTGGAAGTCACAGTATCCTCTTCAGCCCTTTGTTGCTCCTGATCAGTTCAAGGCATATGAGGAACTCAAGGGTCGAATGGATCAGGTTCTTAAGGGAGGCGCAGCAGAGGGTTCTGCCGTCAATGCAGAGGAAGCACAGCCTGAGGACTTTCGTAGCAAGATGAAGTCTATGGCAGCATCTAGTTTTGGAGAAGAGAAGGTGGCAAAGAAGGCTCCTGCAAAGGGAGCAAAGACTGAAGATGAAGGCGAAGATGCCTTTGCCTACTTCAAGAAGTTAGCAGATGATGATGACTGATTAGAGTGAAGGACACTCTTGAAATAGCAGAGCACGGAATGTAGGCTCTGTATTCCGATTTGAAGTCGGAGACAACATAATAGATTCGCCCCCGCCCCCACCACCGAGAACATTTGTGGTGGGGGCACTTATGTTGGTGGGGTTGTTTTGCTTGGTTGCATTATATTGAGCAGTGGATGCATTTGTTGTTGCGGCATTAACTGCATTTGCATTGTATGATTGTGAAGACATATTAGCATACTGAACACCACCTCCTGCTTTTCCAAGGGGAGTGCTAGATGAACTGTTGTATGTGTTCTGTGTATTTGCTGCAATGTTTGTATTGCTTTGTGCCATGGAAGAAACTGCACTGTTTGTGTCTTCCATAACCTTGTTTGTTTTTTCTGCTGCAACTGCAAGAGGAGATGCTGCGGGTGTGCCACCTCCCAATGCAGCCTTAATCGAACCACCAACAAGAGGAATCTCACCAAGCGCATCGGCAATCGAATTGATAATATCTGTGAAAAAACTGACTAGTTTGTCATTAAGCCACTCACCAAAATTTGCAATATCTTCTAACCATTCTCCACTTGTAACCCAATTCCATAACCAAGTTACGGTTGAGGTAAGTGCATCCACAAGCATCTTGGGAAGATCGTAATAGAAAAATTTGATTACATAAAATGCTGCCTTAAGCAACAGTATGGGCAATCTAATAAATGTCATTATCAATTGTCCGATCAGATACTTTGCAATTGCAAAAAACATTTCATATATTGATTTTAGGATTTTGGAGAACATCCCACCACCGCCTTGGAATATCGCCACAATATTACTAAAAGCATCAATGAAAGGTTTGATCAGTAGGTTATATCCTCCCATGATATATTCAGATATCGCATCGATAAGTCCTCCGATTGTGTCTCCGATTGTGTTATTTAAAAAGTCAAAGATGTCTTTGAAATCGAGCAGTCCAAAAGTCAGTCCGCTGATAATTTGAGACACTGCTCCGAGAATTGCTCCTTTAATATTCCCAAGTTCCTGAAACCCTTTATATGCACCATAGAGTGCATCAACAACGAGTTGAGCATAGAAGAAAAACTTCCCAAGAATTTTGAATCCAAACATGAATGCTTTTCCAAATAACCCAAGAGAACCTGCCGTTGCTGGAAAAATCTTAGAGAGTGCTGCAAATCCTTTTGTGAGGGGTGAAAGAAATTCCCCAATACCCGAAAACATTCGCATAATTCCCGAACCAATTCCCGAAAATACAACACCAAATGCCTTGCCAATTCCAAAAGGAATGAGTTTTATCAGGGATATGATAAACATAATCTTGGTAAAGAGATAACCAACTACCGCACCTATTCCCACAACCAAAACAAGAAGGATTTTTTTGAACATACCACTATCCTTATCAAACAGACCTCCAAGTTGATCTTTTAGATTTGCAATGCTATCAGTGAGCATCGATGCCCACTTAGGAGTTCCTGTATTGGCTTCTGCATCTCGTTCTGCCGCTGCAATATCTTCTGCCTTTGTGTGATTCAGTGTGGCGAGTTGAGTATCCGCAATACGATCCAGTCCATCGACAACTTGAGTGCCTCGTTCCTTTGCCTCCTGACGCTCCTTAATCATTTCAGGATCTCTCGCGACCATGGTCGTTGCCATCTGTCTCGAAACATTTTTGTCAGCCATCTTCTTGAGAATCTGTTTTTCTTCGATTGAGGTCAGTTCTCTTTTTGTCTTGATTAACAGATTTTCACGAATCGTCTCTTTGCTTTTCATTGCAAATTGCTTACGATATTCTTCTGTCTCTTGTGCAGTTGCCTCAGGATTCTTGATTGAATATAGTGCCATTTCTGCCGAAACAATAGCATCAAGTTCGCTTTTGATGTCTTTCAATCCCACAATACCGCCCGTGGCACTCAATGAATCTGAGAGTTTTGTTCCTTCTGTTTCTGCATTCTTTTTTGCAAGAATTTCGTTGAGTTTTTCTCTTTGAATAATCCCCGATTTGGCATCTTCGACTATTCGTTTTTTGGCATCTAATGTTCTTAGCAGTCCAATTTCGTTGTCTCTGATTTTTGCACTTTGCTGTATTTCAGTAAAGGTATCAGACACTCCTTGGAATGCCTTAGACATTTTGCCCATTTCAGGGCCAAGAACATCTGCCATATTACTAGCAGTATTAAGGATTGTGGTCTTGAGAGATTCTAATGATCGTTCAGTTTGTTTCCGCTGACTTCCTTCCAATATAGCAGCCTGTCGAACTTCGGACAGTTCTACTCTTGCAGCATTTTGTTCTTTTGTTGCTTTTTCAATTTCTAGATTATAGAGTTTAAGATCTGCTTCATGCAGATCCATTGCTTCTCTTGCGCCGTCAATAGACAATTTCCACTCACCTGCGGAATCTCTGAACTTCTTATTTTCAGTTGCAGATTTGCGTTCAAACTCTAATCTTTTATCTTCAGCAGCAAGAACTTTTTGCTTTTTTTCGCTATGCTTAGACTCGACTTGCTCAAGTTTCTTAAGCGTTGCTATGTATTTTTGAGAATCCTTTTCAACTGCATTTATGGTTGCTTGAAAATCTTCAAGTGCCTTTGCTGCCGCCTTTTCTTTTTCAGGATCGAATGTGGGTTTAAGAGACGGTGGTGGAGGAGGAGTTTGAATAGGAATAGCAATTCCATCTTGATTGATGGGTGGCGTTGGCTGTCCCGATTGATTTGTTGGTTCTCCTGCCATCTGACTTATCCTTTATCGTTCCTGACTCTTCATCGATTCCATTCTCTCTTTTTCTTCCTTTAGATGCTGCATCAGCAGTTCGATATAAATCCTCCGTTCCCATGACATCATGCCTTCAAGGTCTTCAAGTGTGTAGTGAAAATTCTGCATCATCGCAAAGTTAACCGAGAGCATATTCAATAAATTGTCATGAGTGGAGGCTACGAGAAAAAACTTGTGATCCCCTTGAGTACTGTAGTATTTTCATGCCCACAACTCTTACATTTAAACTCAACTTTCTTTTCCAATTTGGGCATGGTTTCAATGAACTCAAAGAGCCGCTTGAATTGATCTTGTGTTAGTTCTTCCACAAAGTTGCGAACTTCTGCTTCGTCCATCTCAGCAGCATTATGAATGATTTCGCCCTGATACACCTTATCAATCGATTTGACCAATATTGTAAGTGCTCGTTCGACATCGGATTGTGTGGTAATATCTTGAAGATCGTCCATGGTTGGATATCGCATCTGTATGCTGATATCATCTACAACCGTAATTACTTTGGTATGCTTTGGATCTATGGTTGGTTTAATCTCCTTGAGATTGATTTCGCATTCATTCGGAATCTCGCATTTTGAACATTTAATGTTTGGTTTTGCGGTTTCTCCAACAGAATGACTTCTCAATTGGAGAAATAGGTATTCCATATCTGCAATCGGCAACTTGAATACATCAACAGTCCCACCCGTGCATGCCGAAATTACTTCTCGAATTGCACTATTGATTGTTTTTTCGTCTTTGCTTTCTGATGCCATAAAGAGGATTTTTTCCTCTTTGACAATAAATGGACGATACTCAATCTTTTTGCCACTAACAGGCAAAGTTGTCTGATGTTTCGGTACTGATGCGAGAATTCCTGAAAGTGCCATTACGATCTCCTATGATGAAAAGTTAGGGGTTAAATCCGTTGCCAAAGAAGCCTTCTCCAAAAAATCCTTGAACTTGCGACATTTGAGTCAGCATTCCCTGTAGACCGCCCTGTCTTGGAGTTGCATATACAACTCTACCATCTACGCCTCGGGGGAGATCCTGTGCTTTATATTCCTCTAGTTGCCGTGTATATGCCGTCAGGATGCTCTGTTGTTGCTGACGGACAGCATTGAACGCTCCACGCTCTGCAATCGTTCCTAGAGCAAACCCGTTGACTGCCTTGTCAATGCCCAACTGACTTGCCATCAGGATATCTTTGAATCTATCTCTTTCAATAACAGGATATCCCGTATCCGTTACTGTGGGCAATGTGTTGCTGTATACGATTCGGTCGGGTAAAAGTGGAAGAATGTCATGATACATAAATCCAATATCCGAGAACAGCGGTTCATTGATGTTTGTATAGTTTAGAGATCCACCATTCATATTCAACGAAAATGGATAGACTTCAGTAAACCGATATCCAACAATTTGACCATTATTCATTGCTTGCATTGCCATTTCAAAATTCTGAACATGGTTGGGGAGCAACATTAGGAATATTTCACTGCCCTTTGCATATTCGTCATAGTATCGCCATTGGCGAGTAACTGGATTCTGAATATATCTGAGCCATGTCTCGAAAAACTCCTTCTCAAACATATCAGTACCACAGTTGAACTGAATTTTTATACCCGAAGCATTATTCGTATTTCTCTTGTATGGAAATACGCGGCTTGGCCCTGCATCGATATAGTTTTGTTCGGTGCTATACCATGACTGTTCGTTCATGGCTACAGATTTGCATGTAGTTGCCAATCGTGCAACATCTACAACAAAATTCATGCCAATGGCATCTCGCACCTGTTGGTTGGGGAATATCATCGTGAGCCAACGGTTCCCCGATGCCCATCCCGTATCTCGTGCGCGACCATAGACAGAATCCTGAAATGATGGTTCGGGATTCTTAACTGGCGTAACTGGTCGTATTCTGCTTGTATCCATGTTTCTATACAGTATCTATCATG